TCGCTCGCTATACAGATGAAAAAGGAATCCCAATGACTTCATCTTCCGAAGAAAGACACCTTGTGTATTACCACAAGAACTGTCTCGATGGGAAAACCGCCGCTGCCATCGCAAAGCGTGCTTTGCCGGCCGGTGCGGAATTCGTCCCCTTTAACTACGGGGACCCAGTAAATCCAGAAGCAGTTTCCAACACAGACCAGGTGTGGTTTCTGGATATCTCGCCCACTATCAGTGATTTGACGTCCTTATACGGACATGTTAAAGGTATCCATATCCTCGACCACCACAAGAGCGCGTGCGAACGGTACGCCGAGGTAGGATACCGACCGGTGATGGGCTTCACGGAGAAAGGGACCCGTGTGGACCTTATCTTCCGTCAGGAGCGGTCCGGTGCCGGCATTGCCTGGGAGTACTTCTTCCCCCTGCAAGCCAACCAGGAAGGAACCCCGCCGTACATTGCGATGGTGGAAGACCGTGACCTGTGGCGTAACGAGATTCCGAACTCGCGACGCTACTGCGAATACTTGATGCTCTACATGTCCAGTTCGCTGGAAATGTTTTACCAGAAGTTAGTGGCTATACCTGACGACCGTGCGTTGGACTTGGTGAATGTCCTGGTATTAAAGCGTACCAATGACATTGAGTTCATCCTCAATCAAAATCTGTTCATGCGTAAAGTGACTTACGTACAGAACGGGGAAACCGTGGAAGGCGATATTCCCTTTGTTAACTGTTACTACCCCCTGGTATCGGAACTGTCTGATACCCTCAAAGACAAATACCCGTTCGTGGTCTGCTACACTCATGAAGGACAAGGTACCCGTGTGTCCCTGCGTTCTAACCGGTCAGTCGACGTGTCCAAGATAGCGGGCCGTATGGGTGGCGGTGGGCACGTAGCGGCCGCGGGTGCGTACCTCAACTGGTTCAGTGACCCAGATGAGTTAGCAGCAGGTGTGTCAGGTGGTTTTGAACAGTTAATGGCGTAAGGGGTAGAGCATCATGGTGGAAAAGAGTACAGCAGTGACAAAATTAGACCTGGGGTTTTCTCTGGAGTCAAGTCACCTTAATCAAATCACGGATGACGATTACGAAATCCTAACTGAAAAGTCAGGGAACCATTTCATCAAGTTGTCTCAACTCCGCGGCGTCGCGTTGATAGAAGCCACTCCCCGCAATGATAACCTGTGGGGTGTACGACTGGACTTTCCCGAGTCCCGTACCGGCTACTTGAAACTCTGGTATCAAGACGAAGTTATTGCCCGCGAAGTGCACGACGGTCTCCTCGCCATCAAACGCGAAGACCTGGAACGTATCACCTTAATCAGGAAAAAGAACGCCGAACGGAAATCGGCTCTCGAAACAGAAATCAAAGACAAAGCGCAGGCCTTAAAGACCGCAGAGACACCCGCTCCCTTGAAGCGTCAGACGGGCGGTCGCATTAAACAATACCTCCAACGCCTGTTTAAAAAGGCGTAACACAGCATAAAACAGGGAGCTTGCGCTCCCTGTTTTTTTTTGTTTCTTTTACAGCACCAGTTCCAACACCGGCTTCCATGCGTAGTAGTTCGTGGTGACGCCAGCACCGTTGTTCGGGGCGTCCCAACCTGCGGCGATGTATGCCATCACCACCGCGTTACCCGCGGAGTTATGGTGTTGGGTATAAGCAAACGTGGCAGAGGTGTTGTTCGAAGTAACAACAGGTAATCGACCCCAGCGTGTGCGGGTACAGAACGTGAAGTTGGTGAATCCTAACCGCCCCATGGTCCGGTTCCACTCGCCTTCACTCCAGCGGCCGTCTGCCGTGGTGAGGTCCGTTAAGAACTCTGACGTCGGGGCGGTCGAGGCTTTCGGTAAGCGCACCAGGTATTGGCGGTCGCTCTTGGTCACCAGCGTTTTCTGGTTCTTAGGCGCGCGAGTACTCACCGTACCCGTTGCCGGACGAACCCCAGCGTCATCCGTCCCGTACATCAACCCGGCATCGTACAAACTGTACAGGGTAACGGACGCAATAGACACGCTCGGGATGAACAGGATTTTCCCGTCCAGAATAAACTTGTGCCAGACGATGGGGTTGGCGGTCTGTACGGAGGATGAGAAGTTCAGGGCCGTGCACAGTTCCAGGGCGCCGAACAACTCGTTTTGGGTACAGGTACCAAAGTACCCTTCCTTCCAGTTGCCGCGCAGCAGTTTACTCGAACCCGGGCCGGTGTCCGGGAAGTACCCGTACTGCTGGTTCTGGGTGTACAGCGTGTCGGTCCCTCGGGTGATAGCAACCATATAGTTGTACACGGTGTTACGGGCCGCGGTGGCATCCGAATACGACGTGGCGGTACCCGGAAGCGTCGCCAAGGGTTCTGGTAGGGCAGAGAGCTGAATCTTGTTCAGGGAACGGTACACCGTGACACTGTCTGCGTCCTGGTTGGGGTTAACAATTGCAATACGGATAGCCATGACTTATCCCTCAATCAGTTCTAAAACAGGTAACCAGCCGTAGGAACTGGTCGTGGCAGCACCGGTGGCGGTACGGTTCGCAACATAGCTACTGTAATCATTGACCGTGTCGTCAACGTTCACGCTCTGTCCCCGGGCGTTGTTGCTGCTGTTTGCAGCAATTGCGGCCAGTTCCTGCACATGGGTCCAGCTTACTGCACCGCTGGCACCGATGACCTGGTACGTCGGCTTCCCGTTGATGTTCAGGTTATCCAGGCGTTGGTCATCCGGGACGCTGTGGACCATCGGGTATACCAGGTCATTCCACTCGTTCGGGGTAATCACCGTCGCCTGGACGTCGGTGTACGGCAGGTCGGTCATCCCTTTTAGTAGACGCAGGCGATACGTATCCCGACCAATGGTCACCCGGGCATTTTGTTTGGTTGGCGTTACCCCTGTAGGCACCAACGGACCGTTGTCGTCAGTACCGTATACGGCACCGGCCAGGTACAACTGTGTCCACGCAGCGGCGGTCATGATAGGGCCTTCCGGCACAATCAGGATTTTGTTGTTGCGCACGTACTTGTGCCACAGCGGGAATGGGTTAACCACAGAGGCGGCGGTGGCGAAGTTCTTTATCCCGGTCAGGTCAACCAGGCCGTTGGCGTCAATGAACTCACCGGACTGAAGTGTCCCGAAGTAGCCCAGGTTGTTGTCCCCTTGCTTCAGGGTCTGGGGGCCGGGACCGCGGCGAGTAATCGCCGTAATCAGGTAGTTCTGACTGACCACCCGGTCAGTAGCGGTTGAACTGACAAAGACGTAGTAGTAGTCTTTCCCCAGCAGGACGTTACTTTCATCGCGGTAGGTGGTCTCACCGTTGGTCAGGGTCGTCAGGGGTGAGGCCGGTAAGTTCGCCCGGTCGAGGGGTGCATCGCCCCGGTAAATCTCCAGCTTGGTTCCCACGGCATTCAAGTCGGTCCAACTTAAGTCAATAAACATAATTACCTCTATATCACAAAGCCGTCAAGGGCAGTATTAGGGAACGTGGCCGCCAGGTCCTGGGGTTCTTCGTAGGTGAACGTCACATTCGGTAGACTCTGTTGCTGTTGAGTGGTCGCGCCTACCGTCGGGATAACATTCACCGGGGTAACCAGGTCACCAGGGAGCAATCGGGTCCGGACACCGTCGACCCGTTTCACCGGTTTCAGGGTAACGCCGGTATTGCTAAGCCGTGCCGAGAGTGTCACGATAGCATCCGGGGTGCTGGCCCACGCCTCTGGGATAACTTTCATCACCGTACTTTGTGGGGTGCGCAGACGACTGCTGTACCCTTGTACCGCTTTCACGGTGGTCAGCGCCGTGTCCACATTATCCAGTGTCATCACGCCGTTCTGTATTGCCCCCGGTACCACGGCAAAGATTTGGGCTTCAATCGGTGTGAAGCTCACTTCCGGTGGCAGCAGGTAACTGTTGTACCCTACGACCCCCGTCACTTTCTGAACCGGTACCCCTTCATCTGCGAAGCTGGGGATGAGCGGGACCAAGCCTCCGACAGGGTTCCCGCTCACCTCGATGACGTCCAATGCAAAGCCGGGGTCGGTGATAAGCTCAAACACCGGACGCCAGGTCATGTCCGATGCACCACTGGCGGGGTTTATTGAACCTTTAATAACGTAGTTTCCACCGCCGCGGACCCCGGCCAGGTCACCCGCACTGCTGCGTTCTTGTATCAACGTATAAACATAGGACCGCCCGGAGTTCATATCCAGCCAGGTGTAGCTCTCCCACTTATTGGCAAAGAACGGTTTCCAGAAGCGGTCATACGGAGAATTGTCAGTGGGATACGATGTACTGATGTCAACAACGGTATCGGCACCGGAGAACAGCTGGAGTTTCAGGGGCCAGATTTTGGTTTTCCCGGCCACCTTCTCCCGCTTCAACATCAGGTTAATCTGGTCAACCGGCCCGGTCGCGGGCACGGGGGTTGGTCCTGGTCCACGTACCCCAAACACGGCCCCGGTGGCGTAGAGGTCATTCCAGCGCATCCCGTTAGCCAGCGGGTACTTCGGGGTGTAATAGACCCGACCATCCACCATGAACTTTAACCAGACATTGTCGACACGGTAATTAATAAAGCCGTAGGGGATAGTCAACATGCTGAACGGTAGCCGCCCATCAAACAGTTCGGTCTGAGACACTTCCCCGAAGTAGCCCACGGCCCGGGTGCCTTGTACTAACTTCTTGCTGCCCGGTCCTGACCACGGATAAAACTTGCTGCCCGTGGCCATCAAAAGGTTTTCAAACATGGCGATATCTCCGGTAAACGGTCATAAAAAAAGGGAGGGGGAAGACCCCTCCCTTCTTGTTAGTCGACGGTTTCCGGAATCGCAGGAACATCTTCGATTTTGGTTGCCGCCAGCACCTGGTCAGCCAGGTCACCCAGCATCTCCAGAATCGCCAGACAATGCTCCAGCACTGCGGTTGTCACCCGTTTCAGTTCTGCGGTATTCATGGTCACCGGACGGTTATCCACAGTACGCAGTTTAAAGATACGGTCTTCCGCAGACTCGTTGGCCAGCAACCGCACGGCAACCAGTAATTGTTGGTTGTCCTGCGTCAGGCTGTAGACGTTGGTTACGGCGTCGTCACCTTCACCCACCACGTCTTTAAAGCCCTGGGCATACGTCTGGTCCCGACACTGGTCAATCAGGTAGAGGGCGTTCTTCTGCGCCACCGCCAGATTGTCCGCCAGTTCCTGCTCCGTGTAATCACGCGCAGACCAGGTTTCGTAGTACTTGCCGTCTTCCCGTAATTCAGGACGACCGCGTTCTACGATGTCCCCTTTCGGGGCGTCGGTTGGATAGACCGGGAGATACCCCTGCGGAAGCAAGGCATCGTCTTCCTTGTATTCGTCTGAAAACGTGATGTTCGGATATTCACGTCGTGCGTCAGAGAGATAACACGGGTACGTGCCTTCTTCAACCGGGTTCGTAGCGTCGGTAGTCGGGTCGACGGGTTCGACCTTAATCAGGCGCGTGCTGCCGTTAATACTCATGGAAAAGCTCCTTAAGTAAAGGGGCCCGAAGGCCCCGATGAATTACACGACCAGACCGGTTGCGCCAGTCAGGTTCGTCCCGTCCCACAGAATCACCACCGAGGTGCGCGTGTCACCCATGGTTGGTGCTTCGTTGTTGGACCACTTCAGTGCAGCAGGCCAGGTCAGTGAACCACCCTTACCGGACAGCACGATGACGAAGGTCATCCCACGGTTCGCCGGCAGGTTGGTGAAGCTGATGGTTGCTGTTTTGGTACCGTCCAGTTTGAACAGACCCGCGGTGGACACATCCATCGCCCCGGTTGAGTCTGCGACGGCGACATCGTAACGGTTGAGGCGCGTCCACTTCCCGTTCTGGCGCAGGTACACGCCCTGGTCGGTGCTGGCAACGTCGGCCTGAATCGGGGTATCCACCCAGGTCCCGTCAAGACGGGCTTTGAGTTTACCGTCGGCACTGGCGTCGTAGACGTTACCACCACCCAGGAAGCCCAGTGAGCTCCACAGCGTCGAACTGGTTTTACGGAAGAACTCCAGTGTTTTGCTGTTCAGGTAGTAGTCGTTGAGACGGCCATCACCGGACTCTGGCGGGCGGTCCAGGACAATCCACAGCGTGCCGGTCTCACCTTTGTCACCGGTCAGACCTTTATCGCCTGGGTCACCTTTCAAGCCCGTCAGACCACGGATACCCGGGTCACCTTTCGGTCCCTGGATAGGTCCCAGGTTTTCATAGGCCGCACCCGTCCAGCCCCAGAAGTTACCGCTAATCAGGTAACCCTGGCCAAAGTCACCGGTGGTCGGTAACTGACTGGTGTTGTCGAATTTGCCCATGATTTGGACACCCGGACCCACATCCCCTTTCTCGCCTTTATCACCTTTCAGTGAGGCAAGCCAGGTTGGCAGGTCACCGGTGTAACCCTGGTCAACCGCAACATCAAAGGCGGACTTCCCGTCCGGACCGACCAGTGTGGCGAGCCAGGCAGCTTCATTACCCACAAAGCCCTGGGCTTTCGCTACATCGTACGCCGATTTTCCGTCCGGGCCTGGGTTACCCTGGATACCTTGGGTACCCTGGATACCGCGCATGTCACCGAAGTCGATAAAGGCTGTGCCGTTATAAACGAACATGTGACCCGCTGACGTGTCGCCGCTGTTCGTGGCAACCACGTACAGGTCACCCTTCGCCATGCCCGTGAGGGCGTTCAGAGCGGCCTTGGTGGCGACGCTGCCTTTCGGCGTCAAGCCCTGACCCTGGATAAAGGCCAACCACTGCGGTTCAGTCCCGGTATACCCGTTTGCCACGGCAACCTGATAGGCCGATTTGCCGTCCGCCCCTTTCAGGGTCGCTAACCATTGCGCTTCCGTGCCCTGGAAACCACCGTCCACGGCAATCTGGTAAGAGGACTTACCGTCGTTACCCTGTACTTTACCGGCACTCTGGAACGCACCGTCCTGGAACACAATCAGGGTGGTGACCCCGTTGGTTTTCAGGAGATACGCATCGCCCAGGGTACGGCCATCGGTTGACGGTTGTGCCGTCACCAGACCCAGGTAGTTCAACGCGATAGAGTTGGTGCCGTCTTTCCCTTTCAGGGACGTTAACCATTCTGCTTCGGTGCCGGTGTAGCCATCCGCTTTCGCGATGTCGTACGCTGACTTACCGTTATCGCCTTGGGTCCCTTTCAGTGACAGAAGCCACTGCTGCTCGGTACCCTGGAAACCGGCCGCTTGCGCAATCTCAAAGGCAGACTCCCCGTTGGTGCCTGGGTCACCTTTGTCACCTTTCAGTGAGGTTAACCACGCCTCAACACTGCCGTTAAAGCCACCCTCAACCGCCAGTTCGTAAGAAGACTTACCGGCTGGGCCTTGTACCGGACCACCATCGACCCACGCAGAGCCGTTGTAAATCCAGACGTGCTGGCCAATCAGGTACGCATCACCAACGGTAGCACCCGCCGGCAGCGAAGCTTCGTCCGGCTGAACACCAAGCAGCGTGATGCCGGCACCGGTGTCACCCTTCTGACCTTTCAGAGACAGTAACCAATCGGTGACGCTACCTTTGTAACCGTTTACCACGGCCACATCGAAAGCGCTCTTGCCGTCGGGACCTGGCAGACCACGTGGGCCCGGGTTACCGGGGTTACCTTTCTCACCTTTATACTGCGCCAGGAAGTCAGCGAAGCTGCCGGTGAAGCCATTCTCAATGGCCAGGGCGTAGATGTCTTTACCTTGCGGGCCCGGGTCACCTTGCTTACCAGGTTCACCCTGGATACCTTGGTCACCCTTCTCGCCTTTAACGGTACCGACGTCTTCCCACGCATCACCGGTCCAAATCCACAGGTTCAGGCCAATGAAGTAGCCGTCACCCGGCAGGTTGTTGGTTTGCGGTAAGGACGCTTCATCCGCCACTTTGCCTTTGGTGTTGATGGCCGCTGCGGATTCACCTTTCTCACCCTGCTTACCTTCAACGCCCTGCTCACCCTTCTGACCGACCAAGGAGGCAAGCCACTGGGTCTGCGACCCGGCGAAGCCGTTGCGCACCGCAATGTCATACGCCGACAGACCGGCTGGACCTTGCTGACCCACTGGGGACCAACGGGTGGTATCCCAGACATACATCACCGACTGAATGATGTACGCATCACCGGACAACTGACCCGAGGTTGGGAGGCTGTCGGTAGAGCTAAAGGAACCGAGAATGCGCAGACCGATACCGTCCAGTCCTTTCAGACTTTCCAGCCAGTCTTCTACCGAGCCGTTGTAACCGTGCTCAACCGCCACGTCATAGGCCGATTTCCCTTCCGGACCCAACACGGAGCCGAGGTCAACGTACGGGCCGTCACCCAGGTCTGCCCACCAGTGGCCATCAATAATGAAGGCGGTGCCTGGCGGGTAATCGCCCGGGGCAGGCAATTCAGAGACATCGGACAAGGTCGCTTTCACGTTCAGCGCCAAACCGGTATCCCCTTTCACGCCTTTCAGGGAGGCGAGCCACTGTTGCTCGGTGCCGACATAACCGCCAGCAACCGCCAGCTGGTACGCACTCTTCCCGTCAACGCCGTTCTTCCCGTTCTCCCCTTTTACCGTCGAGACCGAAGTCAGGTAGTTCAGGTCACCGTTGTCGGCTTTATACAACGCGACGCTGGCCAGTTTGCCATCACCGTTGATGTTCTTACCGAACGCCCACAGGTAGAGACCCGTTTTTGTTGGGAACACGGTATAGCCGCTCAGGTGTTTCAGGGTGCTGTCGTTGGCATCAACCACAAATGCCCGATAGCTGACCACGTCTGCCGGTTTTGCACCGGACAGGATGGCGCCAATCTTCGCCCCGAAGTCCGCTTCGCTCAGGTCGTTGGGCTCAACCGTGACCGCGAAGTCCGGGAGCATTCCATCTTTACCAACCAGTGACGCCAACCACGTGGGCTCATCACCGGCGAAGCCGTCGTCTTTGGCAATCTCAAACGCAGACTTGCCATGCAACGAGGCCAGGTAATCGGCTTCGTTACCGGTAAAGCCGGCCGCCAGCGCAAGTTCAAACGCTGACTTACCGTCGTTACCATCATTACCGTCGTCGCCTTTGTCCCCTTTCAGGCTAGCAAGGTACGCCGCTTCGTCGCCCTGAAAACCGGCGTCGAGTGCAAGCTGATACGCGGTCTTGCCATAAAGGAGGCCGGCGTCGACGCGAACGTTTTTGCCAGCTTCATCTACCAGGGGGATTTGTTCCTTCCCGGTAAGTGTGCTGACGTGGTCCATCGCGAGGATGGAGCCCGGACGTGGTGTCGCCATAACTTACTCCAATTGTTTAACTGTTATTACGCCGTTTCCTGCACCATAATGGAGCCGTCCTGCCAGCGGAAGACATTGCCCGCTTCCCACAAAATCGGGTTCACAGCGGTTTCGGGTCCCACGTATACCGGGAACTTCCCAATAAAATGAAAACAGTCCGGCGCAAACGTGATGGTGTGCGGGGAACCGTTCTCTTCCACAATTTCGTGGTCAATGGGTTGGTCAACGATATCCTGGGCGTCTAACGCCAGGCCGTACTTCTCATTCAAGCGCGGGAGTAAGTCAGCGGTCGAAACCGCGCCCTGCACATCGAGTCGAACAAGTTGACTACCAAACAACACCCCGGCATCCAGACGGAACGCGTCTATCTCTACCGGGCCAACGTACTTCACACCTTCCACGGACTCCACCACCACTTTGGTGTTGATATCCGGGTCGTCGCTGTCCACCGCTACCGGGGGTTGGAAGGTCACCTGGTCAAAGGTTAACCGGTCCTCGCCGGTAAAGCCGTTGGTGTCATTAATGAGCGCTAACATTGCTTCTCGAGAGGGTAGTTTAAGGTAAGCCCAATCGGCCATAACCGTTCTCCAGCAGAAAAGAAGACCCTAATGATCATATAATACCCTTTCCTTTTTTACGGCAGTGGTTCCTTTTAGCAATTGTGTGTAACCGTACCACAACTGTAGAGGTGTCACATGGCGTTGAAAGATGCAATCGCAACCGTTCAGGAGCGACTAAAGAAAGAAGGGCTGTATGCGGGAAGGGTTGATGGGCTGTGGGGAACGAATTCCCGTAACGGTCTGATTACCGCAGCCGACCGGGGACAGGAGTCCGAAATCACCGTGGGTTGCTTTGACCTGCCGTGGTCGAACAACGTTTCCCCGGCGTTTGTGGCCCGGGTGCGCAAGATGGCTCAGGACCTGGCGATGCCGCGTGATGGCGCGGGCTGGTTCATGGGTGGGATGGCGTTTGAGTCAGGCGGGACCTTCTCCCCGACCATCAAGAACGCCGCCGGGGCACCGTATTACGGTATCATCCAGTTTGGTGAAGCCGCGGCGACCGATGCGGGCACCACCCTGAATGCGCTATTGAAGATGACGGCCGAGCAGCAGCTCGAGTACGTGTACAACTTCTTCAAACCGTACCGGGGCAAGCTCAATAACATCAGCGACTTTTATATGCGCATCCTGTGGCCGAAAGCCGTGGGTCAACCGGAAGGGTATAACCTGTGGAACGTGGGCACCAAAGCCTACCTCCAGAACAAAGGGTTAGACATCAACGGTGACGGCATCATCACCAAGGCCGAGGCCGGGAAAAAGGTGCGCGATAAATACGTGGCCGGTTTAGAGCCGTCCCTTCGTCGGTTAGTGTAAGGTTGAGGTGGGTATGTTTGAGATGCTGTGGTCAAGCCCGGTGTTTGACGGGTTCCTGGGTGGCGTGCTGGCGACACTGTTGTGTCTGGTGATTGCGGCCGTGGTGTGGTGGAGTGTGCGACGGTGTTGTTTTGTCACTGACGGCGAATTGCGGGGGTGGTTCGCTGGACACTACCCGTTCTTCCATGTCCCGCGGCGCACGTTGTTCTACCGGGTCACGCGGTCGGAGTTTTCTCGCCTGGTGCGGTTGTCCAAAGGGAACCCCGAGTGGTTATATAACCGCCTGACGTATCCGCCTACCCGCACACTGGAAGAGGCGCTACCACGACAACGCTTCACCGGTTTCGTGGTGTAATAAAAGGAAGGGGGCTGCGGCCCTCTTTTTTTTTGTTTCTTTTTATGACCCCAAGGAGAACCCGTCATGCCTAACTATATCGAAATTATTCCTGTTACCATCAAAGTCATGAACGCCAAACCCAATGACCTGGTGACAGTTGACATCCAGCGGAAAGAAGCGGCTGAAGTGTTTATTGCCCTGGCCGAACTGCAACGCCTGGATGACCCACAAGCCGTTGCCGATTTCTTCACCACCAGTACCGCACTCGGTAACGAAGACCTCTATGTCAACATGACCATTGGCGGAGAGACCTTTAACTCCCGCCCGGTGACGTTAGGGGAAACCAACAACGCCGCCCGGTACACCACCACCATCCAGTTCATGTTTGAAGACGGCATCAAAGAAACCCTGATGAGTATGCTGCGCAAAGCCACGGTGCCACAACACCACGTGGAGTTAGACCAGCGGTTCACGGTGAACGTCGGGACTATCTTTGATGACGTAGACCATCACCGTCACTACGAGTACCAGGTCTTTCTGCGCCGCAGTGGCGGGGGTGCTGAAGTGGTGGTTGCCGGTGAACCGTCCGACTACAAACGTCATCTCTTAGGGAACGTGGTCGCGGAAGGGATGGAAGGGGTAAGCGGGGAGTTCCTCTTTGTCGTGGGGGGCTTGGATATCCGGGAAGTGTATAAGGAAGACCCGTTGGTAGAAACCATCGTGAAACACCTGCTGGCTCACCCGGAATGCTTACCGCTGTTGCTCGGCCAAAAAAGAGACGTTGCGGCAGACGCAAAATAAAACAGGGGCCCGAAGGCCCCTGTTTTTTATACCGTTTACACGGTTTCGTTACGGACCGTGTTCATGTTGTTCACGTAACCGGTGTCCTGTGCCTTGACGTCGGCTTCGACTTCCTGCAACCACGCGCGGCGGTTGTTCGGGTCGATACCGGTCTGGTTCGCAGCATCCAGGAAGGACTGACCGAGTTTACGCACGCCATTACCGACCTGCTGAAGACAGGTGAAGCCGATAGTGTGCGTGAGGTTCGCCGGGGTTTCCGTGATGTCACGAGAACCTTCGATACGCGGACCTTGACGGGGCATCATGTTGGTGCAGAGCCAGGCTTCGATACAGAACTTCTGCGTCGGGTCGGGTTCAACAAACAGCACGGAGAACGCGGTGTAGTCCGGGTACAGACCGTACGGCGTGCTACGGCCCTGAGACACCACCGCCGGAACGTTGGTATCAGGGTTACCCAGTAACTGGATAATGTAGTCCTGCCAGAAGGCTTTCACCGGGGTACCGATTTTCTCCACCCACTCAAACGACGGTTGAGAACGGTTACGTTTGACTTTCGCCAGCGTTTCCATCTCTTCACCGGCACCACCAAACGGCGTACTGGTGTATTCCACTTCCAGCGACTGGTCGAGACCTGAGATGGAGCGTGGGTACACTTCAATCAGGTTCTTCAGCGCGGCAACACGGTCATCCGGGTGGTCGAGGTCCTGGAAGCCCGCAGGGGCCTCCATCAGGAACGCAATCACCGGACGCTTGGTGTAATCCGCGTACGCATGGTAGTACGCCAGGTTCGGCGCGTAACCCATCTGCCCTGGCAGCGCCAGGTTGGTCACGGGACCAGTCAGGCCTTTCGCATACGCGATGTTACTCGGCAGAATGGTATTCGGATCTTTCTTAGCCATTGTCTTCCAGCTCCTCTCTGCGGTACGCTACAACAGACGCGTTCAGCACGGTGCGCATACCGCTCACACCGATGTCGCTACGCAGTGTCCAGCTGTATCCGTTCTCTTCATCCAACCGCGTAATCTCAGCGTGGTGCTGGGCAACCATGCGGCCCGGCGAGATATTGTCGGTGGTCAACTGGGTGATGAGTTTTTCGGAGCGCTCAGTCAGCTGTTCGTCGGTGAGGTTCTGGTTACCGGTAAAGGTACGCCAGACACGCCACGCGTAGTGGTTGATGTTCGCCACACACAGACCAACCAGGGCTGAACGCAGAACTGACGTCTGGTCCGGGTAGAACGATTGCAGACCGGCAAAGAACTGCGAACTGGTGTCGTAGTCTTCACAATACACCACGCCGGCTAACCACAGGCGGCGACGGTTGCGATAAATCATATCCAGGTTGGAGATGTTTTTCACGCGCGTCACAACACGGTTGTCATCGGTGGCATTATCCGCACCCAGGTCTGGTGCGTAGTCTTCGTTCGCCCGACCGGATTCGTCACGGCCCCACATGCAGAACTTGCGGTACAGGTCCAGCAGCAGCGGCACCGGATAACGGCGGGTTGCCCCGACATAGTTCCCGGTCTGACCCACGACCATACCGCGGAATGGCAGGGTGCCGAATTCCACAGAATCTGGATACTGTTGCAGACGGGTCAGGATACCGGTCGCAATTGACTCGTCAGTCGCCACGTCGTTAGCAGGTTGGGTTATATCTTGTGTTGCAATGGCAATCCAGCTGTCCTGACGCGCGCTCTGAATCTTCGGAATCAGAAGCTTGGTGGCTTCGTCAAAACCGGAGTCCCAGAAGGCGTTGAACGGATAGCGGGCGATGTTGGTCAGGTGGTAATCCCCTTCCAGGTCGCTCAGGATTTTGTTGACCGCCACGTTGTACGTGGCATCGGTCATGGTCCCGGTACCGCCGCCGCGCAGCCAGTTGGTTGCATTCGACACAAAGCTCACACCGCCATCCAGCACGCCCTGCACGATAACCGTGTAGTAAGGAATGCCATCAACGGTGGTGGCACCGATGAAGTTGATTTTGTCAACGCTTTCACCCTGCACCACGGTACCGTATGACGCTTCATTTACTGCGATTTTATTCAGCAGCACCTGAAGGAAGTCATGGTAGACGTGTGGCGTGCTCACCAGTGAACGCTGATACGTGCTCACGTCGGTGTCGGAGTAACGCGCAGGCACACGCTCTTCGAAGTCCAGAATCGTACCGGCACCGGTTTTGTCCAGGATGTCCTGGCCGAAGCTGATATTGATGCTGCTTTCTTCGTAGGTGGTCGGCACGATAACCGGAGAATCCAACGGGGTGGCACGGGTCAACATCTGGAAGCGATACAGGAACGCGCCCACATCGTCGTTCAGGTCCGGGTCAGCCGGGGTCGCAGACTGGGTGGTCGGCGCAAACAGACGGAAACCGATGCCGGTGCCATCGCCGTAGTCCAGGGCTTCCAAATCAAAGAACGGCACTTTCTTACTGACCACATCACCGTCTTTCATCGCACCGTCTTCAACCTGACGGCGGCCCAGCAGTGAATCACCCTGGTCATCCAGACCCACGTTCTCTACCACGAACTTGATGACCACCCCTGGTGCTGTTTCGCCCGTCGGCGTCTTCAGACCGGTGGCCTTGTCTAACTTGTAGGTACCGTCTGCATTGCGCTCATACAGGGGTACTGCGGTTTCGAGGTAGTCATAGCTAACCCCGAGGTTAGACTTGTTCGGGATATCCGCAGGCAGAACACGGATAGCCATGAAGCGAGACACGGCCGCGACCGCTTCTTTTAAGAACGGGGTGACGTGCGTGGCAAACTCGGAGTTGAGGTCCAAGAATTTACTGCCGTACAACGTTTCGAGCATCGCCGTACTGTCAAAAGTTGCCTCGGTAGGCCCCTTCTCGGCGAAGAAAAAGTGGAGCGGACGGTGGAAAGGTAAAACCTCCGCAGCTCCTTGAGCCCGATTCCCGCTAACGTCCTTCGTTCCTCTGAAGTTGATAACGGGAGTTGAGCTAGTGATTACCTCAGCCATAACAAGGCACTCCATAACTGTTAATCGATTAACGCAGCATGTACATATTACGTCATACTATTCTGAACCGTCAGCTATCATTTTTTACGGAGACTTCCCACCATGTTCAAAAGTGCCTATGAAACCACCTCTGGCTTGGCCCCGTTTCGCCAGGACTTGTCTCGCAAGCTGGCGTTAGCGCGGGCCGAAGCCACCATCAATAACAACGTCGTTGATGGCGTTGGTAACTTGTACGCACTGTTGGACACGGGACCGCGTACTGCGGACATCCCCACGTTTGACCACCCGTTCCGTGTAGAAGAACAGGGTCGTGCCCCGTATTGGGTGATTGACCTGCGCCCATACAAAGGAAAGATTGCCATGAACCAGGGCAAGATTCCTAACGAGGGGTCCATCAACCTGTTGGTCAAACGTGCGTTGACCGAGATGTACTGGGTTCAGTTCGGTCCCCGTAACCTGCGCATGGTTGGTGACCTGCCGTTGGTGGTCTATGCCCGCTGGGTGTCTGGTCTGTTGACCACCCGCTTACACCTTGACCCCGCCGCGAGCAGTCGCGCGCTGGTGATTGCTGCATACTTTTACTTGTGCCAGCACATCGAAGCGGCCGACTTAGACGCCCGGCAGGCCGAAGGGTTCTTTTTGAAGCTGTCGAAAACCTTCCGGGTCCCGTTGCCGGACATCGAAGCCCTGTTGGGGGATGCCGGGTATGTGGGCACCCTGGCGCAGTTCAGTGAGTTGCTCAAAGCCCGTGGGGCCAGTAAGTCCCTTCAGATGGTTGACCCGCGCTTCATTATTACTATCACCATGACCAGCTGGTTTGGTAGCGCTGATGCTCGCAGTCTGATTGCCTGTGGTCTGGAGTACCCGCCTATCTTCATGGCGATGGTGATGGCCGCCGGTCAAGAGAAGCTTTACCGGAAAACCGTGTTGGCTGAACTGGCCCAGCGTGAGAACCGGAACTTCAACGTCAACGATTACGCCGCCCGAATGAATGCCCTGTTGCGGGAATTGAAAAGTTAGGAGTAGGACATGATTGTCGATTACTTAGTAAAGCACGCGCGCAAAAATGTGTGGTGTATGCCGTTTCAGGATAACCAGGCCATTCTGGACCTGTCCCGGATTTCACGAGACGGCGGGGAAGTCGGCAGCGTCCTGGCTCTCTGGGGAGAACAAACCCTCCCCACCAAAACCGACAGCTACCATGTCTACATGATCGGACAGAACTACCCGTTACAGTGGGCCCTGCCCCAGACCAAGGGACGCTGGATTTCCCTGCAAACCTGGGGACAGTCCAACACCCAGGTGATTGACCTCTATCTCCAGAACGGGAAACACCTGCCGCTGTCCACCGCCTTTATTTACCGGGCCGATGACCTGAACTTCCTGGTGGCCGTGTTGCAGGTGCCGCGCCAGTGGAGTTACGCCTGGAGTGCCGTGGCGGACCTGAATGTGGAGGCGTTGTACCTGCGCCTGTACCGTAACGCGTTCTACGGTACCGCGAAAGCCGACCAGGAAACCTCCTCGGTGGAATACGGCGGCGGCTTGATGCGCAGTGCCGCAGATATCCGTCGGGTACAGAACGAGATTGACCTGGCTCGCTTTGATGACGGGGTGGTGAACATCTACCACAACGGCTATTGGGTTTCTGCGGTGACGACGCCAGCGGTGCAAGTGGGCGATTTCGTGGAATGGGTACACGATGTCTCGGTGGCGCGGGTGGTGGACTTCACGGTCAGTACCCTGAAAGACTTTGCTTCTGACCTGGACAAGATTCGTAAGTACCTGCTGCACCCGGGGAAAGACGGTGGCAGCGGTGACACCATTCGTTACCGGGACGATGTCGATGTCTACCTGTTTGCCGAAGACGCGAACGGTCTGCTGAAAGGGCGCTACTACCACCGCAACCGGGAGAGCAGTCTGCGCATGGTGACCCACGCTGATTACAGTCTGCCGGTGGCCTGGGTACAAGCGTACCTGGATGAAGACAACTGGGCCACGTTACCGACCCTGAAACTCCGCCTGCACATTCGTGACAGTGGGCAGGAGCGGCCGTTGGTGAACGAGGCGCACCGGATTAATGAACTGTACAAACTCTCGGACCGGGACATTGTGCGGGCGATGATGGGGATTGACTCGACCATCGAGGAGTGGACCGTGCAGTCACTGGAGAAGTCGATGTACACCGCGCTGATGCGCAGTTACTTCGGCAACTTCGAGGTGCGGGACGTATTGGAAGGGTACGGCTATAATGCGGTAACCAAACTGCTGGCCGATTCCCCCTACACCGTGCAACAGGGGGCGAATGGGAATTACGTTGACCTGACTGTCGGCTTGATGCTCGATGCCACGATGTTTGAATACGATGCGGCGGGCTTGTTGTTGGGGGCGTACTACCACGGCGGAGACCAGCGCTACTACCCGAATAACCCCGGGTGCGTGTTGGTCGAAGCCTTGGTTGGGAAAGGACAGAAGCAGTTGGATTGGGTGGCGGGCAACGACCCGGTACCGCTTGGGGGCTACCTCTACGGCTTCTACTATTGTAAGAAAGTGAAGGACGTGCCGACACTGGACTACAAGCTGGCGGTCAAAGGGGTGAACTACAAAATCGAAAACGGGCAGGCGGTGTGGCTGCACGACAAAGGACAGAATGAGGGCCTGGTGGTGTCTGACCAGTTCTTCCTGCTGTACAACTTCGATTTCCCGAGCAACAACGAGGTCTACACCTTTACCCTTAGCCACTCCAACACCAACGGCACGGCGCTGCCGATTCAACCCCAGAACCTTGACATCTGGTTAAACGAACGGGCGTTGATTGAAGGGTTGGACTACACCGTGAAGTTCCCACAGGTGACGCTTATCAGTAAGCCGTACCTGAACGTCGGGAAACCGCAACGTCTGGTGGTCCGCGGCACCGGCTTCTACGGCATGGAACTGAAACGGCGTACCCCGCTGGACAGTGGCTTTGCCTACAAAGGGTTGGTGAGTCTCAACCACCACTACGACCTGCGTGATGACAAAGTGATGCGGGTGATTATCGGTGGGGGTGTGTTCCACACCGACCAGGTGCCGTTTGCCGAGCGGGCCGGACAGACCGGGTTGTTGACAGTGGGCAACGGGACCCCGTACCTGTCGCAAACGCTGGTGACGCCGATTCGGGAAATCACCACTGAGGCGAATTGGGTACTGAAAGCTGCGGCTGAAGACCTGGACGGGCGGTTAGAAGAATACATGACCGTGAAGTACCCGGAAATCGACGTCAGTGGACCCAACCCGATTACCGAGTACTACGGGTTATACAGCCCGCTGCTGACCGCGGTGGTGTACGACCTGGAGCAAGGGTACCTCACGGCACCGTATACCCCGCAAGACCCGAAATCGGTGTCAGACAAACTGAAGCCGTATTTCACCTTACTGGACTTCGACCCGTGCCGGTTGGATGTGAACACCAACTATGTGCGTATCTACCCCACACCGTTTGATGTCATCAAGTCTGTCACTGAACGTGAGTTCCTGTTCCTGACTGCCATCAACAAACTCTACTTGAACAGTCGGTTGGACATTTCCAGTTTCTTCCGCATTGAGGGTACCAACTAATGAGTGCGACAATTCAAACCACCGCGCTGGGGGTAAAGTACGTTAACTCCCTGAGCGATGCCACGCCGGCCGATGTGCCGGTGTACAACCCCAACGGGTTATACAAGGAGTGGGCGTTCGACGAAACGTACCGGGGGAAAGCCAGTATCGGGGACGGGAATGTCGGGCGCTATGTGCCCAAGGTCAATGACCGGGTGTTCCACGCCGCGATAAAGAAAACCTTTATTGTCGCCGCCGTGGACCCCGGGACGTTGCTCTCGACCCTGGTGCGCTACACCGAATCGCCGGAAGATGGTGCCGTAGACGAAGACTTTATCCTGGGGGTCGGTAACCGGTTCCCGCAGCAGGGTTACTTTATCTACGTGGACAACAGCGTAGAGAAACCAACCCTGGCCGTGGATGGGATGGCGTACTGGCGTCGCCCGAACGTGACGTACTTCCGGGTGTTTGCCGGCTTTAACCCGCTGCCGAGTGCCGAGGTGATTTCTGCCTGGTACAACCAGTCCAACGAGTACGTGGATGATAAAATCCCGGCGTACACGATACTGGATGGCAACGGGTTAGCGGCCGTGGTGCCACAAGTTGGTTGGGCGAAGCGTCAAATCAAAGACGAAGAAGTCCTGACCGTGGTGGCGTACGACGCCAAAGGGAATGTCGACAGCATGGCCACCTTTATTGGCCGGAACTCCGGCATGGTCCGTCAGTCCAACACCACCACCTCTGCCGTGCAGTCCATTCAGTTAATCGGCCCGAACGTTGACGCCTCAGCGAAAACCATTCGGGTGCCGGTGAACGCGACCCTGGACAGTATCGTGATGATGTGTCAGGTGGTGTACCGCGGGGGACGTAAGTCCGATAAGCCGATTGACGGGGCGAAGATTCGGGTGGTCACGGATGCGCAGTATATCCCAGCCTCTCCGGGGGTCGACCAGGACCTGACCCTTATCTACACCTTTGATGCGACGGAAGCCTTTGACGGCAGCCTGAGCAACACCGACCGCTTCTTCCAGGAAACCTACACCGTGAAAGCGGATGCGACCCTGAAAGCGTACGGGATGCGACTGTTCTCCTACCCATGGTGGAAGAATGCGGCACAAGGGTACGGTCTGCGTCACTTCCTGCAAACGCTGGACCGGGATGCGTATTACGACGTCACGGACCTGGTGGAACTGAAAACCGGTTCTGCCCCGTTTGACCCGCTGCTGTTCGGCACCAAGCAAACGCTGACCCTGGCGCTGGACATCAGCAAAGTGGACCCGCGTTACACCGAGTACCGCCATGCCCAAACCACCAAGTTCACCTTGCTGGCAGATGGCGTGACGGACGGGGTCACCCCGTGGACCGTGGGCTTTGAAAACGGCCAGGTGGACTACGGCGACAAGATTGAGGCGCGGTTGGCCTACGTCTCGTCACAGGTGTGGACCGCGGGGATTGATTGCGGGGCGGCAAGTCAGGAAGAGTGGCTCAATCGGTTGTATTACGCCACCCGTCCTATCTACAACACCCAAACCGAACCGGGCCCGATGGCACCAACCCACTTTGTCTTTATGGTGGCGGGCCAACGTTACCGGAAACCTATCAGCGACTGGAACACCCCGTTCACCGTGAAAACCGGTGGGGCTGTGGGCGACCTGGCGGTGATTCATTGGGTAGCCGAAGTCAATGGCGTGGATTTACAACTGGCGTCGTCCGGTTTAATCATTCGTCAGATTATCAACTAAACCACAGTAGGAGGGGTTCGCCCCTCCTACTGCTGCGGAGTTTTCGATATGATTCTTTTCGAACAAGATTGGGATCGATATCCCAGTGCTATCCCGGATTGGGATACGCGAAATACGTACTTCAAAGATTTCGCGGCGAAGCTTCACTACGAGTCCCACATCAGTAACTGTCTGTGGCCGTTGGCGCTGATGGACCCCTCATTGGCCGGGTTGGACCCGTTTGACCCGACCCTGACCCTGGAACAGAAGTTTGCCGTCAAGAACGAGTGTTACAACAACGTCTGGTATTACCTGCGTGAGTGCCTCCTCATTCCCCCGGCGGTTGGTGAAGGCGGTAACCCGTTTCGTGCCAACCGTGCGAACATGTCGTTAATCTGGTCTTACTGTAACCACATTGACTACCTGTTGATTCAACCGCGTCAGACCGGGAAGTCCATCTCCTCAGATGCCCTGAGTTCCTGGCTGCTGTATGTGAAGTATCGCAACACCCGTATTGGCCTGGTCACCAAGTCGGATGAACTGCGTGCCGAGAACGCCAAACGCCTGCGTAACATCAAAGAGTACCTGCCACCCTACCTGGTGGTCAACGACCGCAATGACTCGTTGAATGACTCGCTGGTGACCTACAAGAAGCGCGGTAACCGTTACGCGATTGCCGTGAGCCGAGCCGATGAGAACGGGGCCTACCGCGTGGGCCGTGGAAACACCACCCCCACCAATATCTGGGATGAAGCCCCCTACATTGCCAACATCAAGATTGCGTACTCTGCCTGTATGGCCTCGGGTGACGCCGTTATCAAAGAAGCGCAGAAGAAGGGGCTCCCCTACGGCAGTATCATCACCACAACGGCCGGGAAGCAAGACGACCGTGACGGCAAGTTCATCTACCGTCTGTGGGCTGATGCCGCCCGGTGGGCAGACAGCTACTACGACTGTAAGGACGCCGAAGAGTTGCGTGAACGTTGCAAGCGTAACTGCAAGGGCCGTAAGATTCTGTTCAACGGTACCTGGAGTCACCTGCAAGTGGGCGTGTCTAACGAAGACCACTACGAGAACATGGCGAAGAACGCCGTGGAAGGCGAGGATGCTGACCGCGACTACTTCAACATCTGGACCGTGGGCGGGATGCGTAACCCGATTGACAAAGACGTGCTGAAACGCATTGTCGACTCCCAGCGGTATGCGGACAACTCCCAGGTGTTCCCGGGTGGGTTTGTCATGCACTGGTTCCTGAGCAAAGACGAGCTCGCCCTGAAAAAGAACTACCCGTTCATTATTGGGGGCGATACCTCAGAAGGCGGCGGACGCGATGCCCTGACCATGGTGGCTCTCGACCCGGTCGACTTGTCGGTGATGGGAGTGTCGGTGGTTAACGAAGCCTTGATTCCACGCTATGCGGAGTTCCTGGCCGAGGTGATGCTCGAGTACCCGAACTGTGTCTATATCCCGGAGCGTAAATCTACCGGGCAGACCTTCATCGACTACCTGTGTATCAAACTGCACGCGGCGGGACACGACCCGTTCAAGCGTATCTTTAATACCGTGGTCGATAACCACGACACCAAGCCCGACGAGTTCATGGAAATCCGCTCCGGCTTACAACACCGTGACGATGCGTTCTATGTCCGGCGTAAAACCAAGTTCGGTTTCTGTACCGGGACCACCACCCGTAAAACCCTCTACACGGAAATCCTCAAGATTGCCGCGAAGAAAGGGGCGGCTGGCGTGCGGGACAAAACCCTTATCGCCGAGATTACTGGCCTGGAAGACAAGAACGGGCGCGTGGACCACGCCGCCGGCTCGCACGATGATACCGTGATTGCCTGGCTGTTAACGGTGTGGCTGTTGGTGTACGGGCGTAACCTGGCCTACTACGGCATTGACCAGAAACGCGTGATGTCCCGTTTGATTGAAGACGACGGCATGTCACCGCTGGAGAAAATGGAGGCGCAGGAGAAAGAGGCGTTGCAGATGGAGGTGGAAGACACCATGGAGAAACTGCGCGATACCTCGAACCCGGTGTTGGTGATGAAGTACGAGGCGAAGCTGAAATACCTGGAGGCCATTCTGGCTGAGAAGGGTGTGGAAGGCTTTAACATCTCAGGTCTTATCGAGGAGCTGAACCACAAGCGGGCCAAAGAGGTCTACGGGCGGTACCGGTAATCAAAGGAATCTGAAACCTATATTACCCAGGTGAGTAGGCTTTTACGAAATCGTTTTTTACTCCGCCCAACAGTTATATGAGAAGCGGATTTCTTCTGTAGTACCTGAGGACCCAGGGAGAGCTACTTGACTACGGTTGAGTGGTTCTCCCGGTTCTCTTTTATATCACACTCTACCAAGCGAGGTCCTTGATGCCAGGCCCGTAACTTCATTCATTAGGAGACATGTATGTTATTGCAATTCAATCAGAAGTGTGTGGGCAGCGCGGCGGTTACCAGCTTCTCACGCGAGCCCTCTTTTCCGGTGAGTCCTAAGCAGGCGGTGGAAGTCCGTCCCACCTATGAGCTTAAAGCCGACGCATACGTGTTGGTTCGCACATTTGGTGTGTTACGCGTTTACTCCGTGTTCGCTGTTCGGGAAAACCAAACCCTGACCCAATTGACTGACGAAGCCATGTCCATCATTCGTAAAGCCGGGACGTGGATTAAATTTGCAGACGCTGCGGTGAATGTCGAAGTGGTACACGACACCAACCGGGTGTTCTTGCGTTTGGGCAAGACAGACGTTGCGGACATCGCCATCAATGACCAAGACCTGTCCTACGCCATTACGTTTAATAAAGATTTAGATTTAACCACCAAGACCGCGCTGGATCGTCTGGTACGGTCGCACCTTGAGGAACTCGTGATGGACGAGCAAGATAACCTGGTCATTGACCAGTTAAAGGAACTGATGCGGAACCACGAAAGTCGCATCGGTGTGAAGCTGACGTATGACGATTGGGAAGCGCTGCTGTGTGAGGCGTATGACCGTATGTATCAGGAGGAGAAATGTCCACCCGTCCCACCCTCGCTGTAACTGACCACGGGTACGAACTGTGGGCGCCCACCGGGATTCTCGGTGCGTTGACCACAGTGCATAGTCGTGAGAAAGAAGACTACGTGTTCCTGTTTGAAGGGAGTCGTAGTGAGCGGTGGTTCCTGCAACAACTTGACCCGTCACGGGTTAACCGTCATGACCTGGTGAAACTGTTTGCGCTGGCCTTGAAAGAGGAACGCCCAGACCTCACCTCGGTAGCCTTCCACGAGAAGGTGACCTTTGCGGTAGACCAGGACGGATTCCGGTTACTGAGTAAGCAAGTGGAGATAGGACGCGCTGAGCGTTCACCAGAAGGCCTCCAGTGGGTCTTAAACGATAAAGTCACAGAATCACACACGCTGAGTGAACAAACGCTCAGTGAGGCGTTGACGAGTGATTATCGGCACTGGCTCATGCAACACTGCAAACCTTACGCAGGGCACCAACTGCGTTACCAAAATGAAAATGTCAACTACAGCTCTAAAAATATCTACTTTTTCAGTCCTGGCTCTGAGCAGGCTGACCTCAAACTGCACTGTCGCGTTCCGTCCGGCGACTCGGTCCGCAGTATTTTAATCGGTTCACTTTTCGGACGACCGTTCGCCTATGCAGTCACGTTCTCTGCCCTCCCCGCTGACAAGATAGTACCGCGTCTGCGTGGGGCCTTAGAACAGTTGTTCGGTATCCCCTTGACCGACCAGGAAGTGTGCCTGTCGTTGCACACCTTTGACTTGTACCAGGATGAGCAAGCTTGTTATCACCTTATTGAATACGGTTCTAGCATTGGATACTACCCGGGACCAGCGCGTCCGGTGGGTGGGCAGTTGCGGAAACACGTCAGGTGGACACATCGTTATTTAGGGCACGACATTGGAAGTATTCCTAATTTAGCTGAAGTGCTGTTGGCGTACTTTACCCAACTTTATCGGGTTACAACAGAAGGTATGGAATAGGGCATAACCCACAGGAGGCTTCGGCCTCCTGTGGTGTCTTATTTTTTTTGTTAAAATGGGATAAGACAAAAAGAAGAGGGCCCGAAGGCCCTCCCAGATAAATATCTGTCTATGCGCAATTTTCGTCAAGACGAAATTTGGGTATAGCTGTCCGGCAACAGGAATAAAAAAGAACTTCTCGCATACAATTGGCGAAAAATTAAACACCCTTGAAATAATGGGCGGTCATGCTGCGCAGCAGGAGATAGAGAATCAAGCCAGTACGTTCCCCACTGACCGGGACCGGGGGTTTCTTGCCGGTGGCTTTGCGCACGTAGGTTTCCCCTTCTTTACGCAGGTAGAGTACCGGACGGTCTTTGTTACGGGAGGCGTTAATCACCCCTTTCACCGCTTCCGAGACTTCCACCAGGTTGGCCGGGTTCACCCCTTTGGACTTGATAAGGCCGTAGGAGAACTCCAGCACAAAGTCCACGTAGGCTTGCAGCTTCTTCTCTTTGGGGTTGTTGTAGTTCTCTGAGACCCACTGTAACGTGAGCAGGAACAAGTTGGGGTTCATGGACGGGTTCATCTTCGTCACCGCCCCTACGAGCTCCTGACGCACAAAGGTGGGCCCATCCGAGATGATGTCCAACAGATAGCGGCGCCACTGGGAGGAGGTGCGCATCATGTCCCGCACTTCCACTTCCCCTTCCACCTCAATCATGCGACTGATGGAGACCACGGCTTGTTTCTCAGCCCGGACCTCGTAGTAGAGGGAGGTAATCTTCAGAATCACCACACGGATACGGGTCTGGATATCGGTGACCACGTATTGCACCGCTTCATCGTCCTGCATGGTCATCAGGGTTTTAAAGTGAATCCCGGAGGTGGCGACAATCCCTTCAGCACGGGCCCGAATCAGTTTACCCCAGGTCTTGTAGACTTTGAGGTCGAACTTGTAGTTCATGGCTTCGTAACAGCGCAGGGCAATCTGCGGGTCAGAACCGTAACCAAAGTAGTTCGTCATCAGCGACGAGATATACTTGAAGTGCAGGATACTGATTAACTGAATGGCGGTCTCGCGTTTGGTAGCGGCGGGCAGAGTAGAGCGGAACGTCTGGTTCACCAGGAACACCACTGACAGGTTCAGGGGGTCAGAGCCGACGATGTGGTTGGGGTCAACCAGTTTCTGGGCGACCAGGTCCGCTTTGATGTCATCCCCGTCAGCTTGCAGCAGTTCATCAAACCAGCGACCGGTTTCCTGGGAGGTCCAGCGCAGGCGATGTACCCCGAGTAAGCCGGAACCAAAGAAACCGGAGTGGTCAGCGTTCTTGTTAATAAAACTGTTGTGGAAGTTTTTGACGTCGTTCACGAACCGGTTATCAAAATTCTTCCGTCGACAGTGTTGGAGAAAGACGTCACGGATGGACATGGTTAGCACCTGTTCTAAAGGGGTCTGGAGTCTATATTATTTGGCTGAAGGAGTCTTTCTTTCCCCTCCTCTCTTAAATCTGTAAAAAAATACGTGGGTGACTAATATCCTGAACACATTACTCGCGCTTAGTGCACGGCCGCAGGCCCTGTGCCATAGGTTACTGGGAGGAGAGGAAAGAGCGAAGCTTTCCTACTTTGTCTTTGCATTCGAATCCTTTCAGGGGATTCGAGGTGGGAGTACCGTTCACCCTATACTACACCCTCCTCCCTGCCGTAGAGCAAGGGAGTGAGGTTTTATTCTATTTCGTCCTAAAGTCTTATAACCTTAATCATTCAACAGAAGGAAAATGTATTATGCCAAAATTTATTAATGTTCCTGTCGTGACCAACAGTGAAACCGCGAACCTGATTACCCAACCGTATCTACTTAACCTGGACAACGTGCTGGATATCACGGAAGCGGAAGAAACCCCGGGGGCGTGTTTCGTGACCATGACCCGGGGGACGCACACGGTCCTGGTGTCGTATAAAGACCTGTGTGCGGCACTGGCCTCGGAAAACTTTGTTAAGGGGGTGTAACGATGCAACCTTTTATTACGGTAGAAACCTCTCGCAAGGATGGGCGCAGTACGTTCCGGGGCGGGTTCCGGGTGATGCTGGCGGCGATGAACTACTGGCACCCGGTGGATGACAACCACTGTTCGATTATCATGCGCAACGGCTTTGAGTTACGCGTGGAAGAGTCGGCGGAGTCGGTGGAGCAGAAAGTGTTGGCGGCCTCGATGTCGGAGGTTCTCCCGACAGAGGAAGTCCCGGGAGAACCGGACGCGGCGAAACGGGTCATGACCCCGGCGGACCTGGATAACATCCTGCGGTTGCAGCCGGTGTACGACTGGGTGAATAGCCCGGGAATGCAACAGCCCACGGCCCTGATTGCAAAAGCGATAGCCGGGAAAGACATCACCATCGGCCCGTTGTACCTGCTGGTGAAAAGAACGGATGGTCTCCTCTCGGTGTTTCTCCTGGCAAGCCATGCCCGGACGGCGCAGGCGCTGCACGAAGCCTACCAGGCAGTCCAGAAGGACTTTAATGACCTCGGGGTCTATCGCATGGTGGGAGGCGTGGAATATATGGCGTTGGGTCGTGCCGCCACTTACGATGACCAACGGGTGGTCTTCCACGTTACGCCGTATGCCAGCATGCTTGAGGAAGTAATGGTTCAAAACTGGGATATCGAGAAAAGTAAGATAGCAGACCCGGTGAAGGACGCGCACGACAACAACGGCTTCCGGGAAGTGCAGTGGGAAGATGCTCAGGCCCATACGCAATACGTTCTCGCCCAGTATGCCAGTCACGGGATATCCTATTCGAAGCTGTTCCGTTACTACACGGACAGGTTATCGATTCTGGAAGTTGAACGGCTGCTGGCAAGACCGGAGTACGTGACCTACCACGGGGATAAACTGGAAGGGTGCCATCTGGTCATTGGAAAACCGACTTTACTGGATGACACGATGGGTCAGTTTGACCGGGTGGAAAAGGAAAACAACACCGGGGTTATCATGGCGAATCGTTTACGAACCCAACCGCGCTGGAGTCGTCGCCATGACCACTTACCGCCGGCGGTCTCGGAGATTGCGTCCTCTACCCCGACGCTGTCAAACGAGTCAGTCAGGGATTACCAGCTCCGTCATTACGATAACCTTATACCGGGTCTCCCGGCGGTGATGACCACGTGGGTGTCCCGCGACCGTTACCTGATTCGTCACCAGATTCAGTTCCACCAGTGCCCTGAATACCCTGGCGACACCGAGGCGTTCCTGGACATTAACTATTTTCAGTCACTGTACAAGGATGCGAAGGACCTGAAATGTGTCTGGATTAACCCAGAAGGTCGATTCGAAAACACCGACCGCTTTGATTTCACCCGGATAAAAGACGGGGTGCGGGGGACGGTTAACATCGAGACCAACGAAGTGACCTATTACGACAACAACGGGCAACCCTTGCCCATCAATTCTTAAATCAACCGGGTATAGTTTGACCTTCCCCCTTTAACGAGAACTTACACCATGACCGAACACCATAACGCCCGTGGCCAGACTACACAGACCCTGGCTTTCGACGAGCCTGCCGAGCAACTGAACTATTACGCCCTGATTCGTGAATGGGCACAGGACCGTAACATCATCGGCGGCGGGTCGTCCGCTGTGGACCAGTTTAACAAAGGCTTGAGTGAAGCCGGCGAGCTGTGGGACCACATCGGTGAAAACGACGTAGCCAGCCTGAAAGACGACATCGGCGATGTCCTGGTGTGCCTGACCAACAGTCTGGGCAACATGCACCTGAACTTCGAAGACCTGGCGTACTACAGCGCTGAAGAACTGGAAGTGTTCCGCGAACATTACCAGAGCATGGGCAGCTGGATGTCAAAACGTCTGGGCTTCCTGGTGCTGCGCAGTCTGGGGGATGCGTCTGAAGCCATCGAAGAGCTTCAGTTCGAAGATGACAACCAGGTGGTAGTCTTCACCGGGGCGGCGGCTGACCAACTGCGCACGTTGATTGAGAACGAAACGGATCTCAATGACAGCCTGGGTGCGGTAGTACTGGCCCTCACCTTACTGGCGGAACACCACGGCTGGACACTGAACGACTGTCTGGCGAAATCGTACAGCGACATCAAAGACCGTAAAGGCGTGATGTACAACGGCGCGTTCGTGAAAGAAGTCAAGATTACCCTGGAGCGCGCGCAGGAAATGTTGGCCTCCGGCACCGTGGCAGAAAAAGGCACCGCGTACCTGTCTGACCTGGCGGACCGCCTCACCCGTCAGCAGCACCAAGGTGACCACGGCGTCGTCAGCTAATACGTGCCCCTCTCCACTGGAGAGGGGTTTCTTTTATGCCTTTCATTGGGGATAGCACGAGAATGGACACCAACAGTGATTTGGTTTACCACGGAACCGGTTTCATCGGGATACAGGCGGACTCGCCTTACGTACTGTTTACCAAAGACCAGGAGGTGTTGGTTTATCAACCCACGTTCTACCCGGACGGCCGGACACTGGCACAGTGGAAAGCTGCGTGGGCGGAGAAAGGGTACGAGATGTATTTCTTCATGGTGGGAGACGTGTACAAGAAGCTGGTCTACCTTTCATTTGAAGACCTGGGCGCTGTCGCGGTTCACCCCAAACACTTTGACTTCGTGAAGTACCTGCGGGAGAAGAAAAAAGACCAAGAACACTAAACCAGCGGTTAAAATTTAAATCGACTCTTATTCCTTTGCGGTAATAAGTTATCAATTGAGATGACTGGGTTACTGGTACTCGTTGTGTCTAAATCACAGGGGAGTCAATTATGGCTAACCCTGTATCAAACCACGGAGAAGGAATTATGAGCAAGCAACTGACTGTCCTTGATAACGTAGAACTGATCCCTGTTTCCGCAGACGAGCTGACCATTGGTCACGCTTACTACATCACCACCGAACGCGAAGAAGAGACACCTCTGTCTTCTCTGACGTTCTACCGTCCTGAGCCAAACCTCAAGACCGGTGACCATGAACGTGTGGATCAGGAACTGCGTAACGAGGGCTACCTGCCCGGTTACCTGACCGTTGTCGCCAAAGACGACGAAAAGCAAACGGTAACCGTGCGTAATGCGCAGACCACGCAGGAGCAAACGTTCCTGTATGGTGAGGATGGCTACCAGTATGAAGACATCAACAACCCCGGCGAGCCTGTCGAACACCAAGAGTTCGGCGACGATCATGAACAGCAGCCCGCTGTTGCCCTCAACCCAGGACACAGCCAGCTCGATCACGCCGACGGCCTCACTGCCGAAGAATCCGCCCGTCAGCAGTCCCACTCTGACACCACCCCTCGCGACTTCAGCCGAGTTGATGGCGACACCACCCGTGACGACCGCCGTGGCACCGGTAACGAAGTCCGTACCGATGACGCCGGCCCAAGCGGTTCCACCGTTGCCAGCACCGATGCTGAACACACCGGCCACGGTGACAACACCGACGGCGAATCCGACACCACCCTGCCAGGCGTCGGCGAAGAGCCTACTGAGGAAAACACCAATCCAGACAATGATGGTGCCCACTCCGATGAACCAAAGTCTGACGACGATGAAAACAAAATCGATGTCCAGCCTATCATCGGCGGTGGCGACAAAACCACCAAGTAACCGTTACGATATCCGCTGGGTCACCCCAGCGGTTTTACTCCAGTCCGCCAGCATCACCGGCGGGTTGGATTTAAACGACGAGGACGTCTCCACGACCCTGTCCGAAGCGCTGACCTACAAGTTGGCGTTGCTGTACGGCCTGAGTCACGGGGACAGCCTCCAGTTTGAAGACTGTTACATTGATGGTTTAGGTGCAGGCCT